CGCCGGCGCCGGCGGCGGCCATGCGCCTGGCCATGTCGCGCACCGCGCCGAGCGGGCCGCCCTGGCCGCCGACCAGGCCCCGCTCCAGGCCTTCCATGGTGAAGCCGCCGATCTCGGCGAACACGCGCGAGGGCGACTTGATACCGAGCTTCTCCTTGGCCGCGTCGACCAGCCCCTGCAGCAGCCCCTTCACCTTCGAATACAGGCCGGCGGTGAGCATGTCGATGCCGGCCTCGATGCCGCGCACGATGAAGCCGCCGATGGCCGCCCAGTCGCCGTTCTTGAACATCTGGATCACGTCGAAGACGAAGCCGCCCAGGGTCGTTTTATAGCCGGCGATGCGGCTCACCAGGTCCCCCAGCTTCTTGCCGAGCCACTCGCCGGCCTTCCAGGCGGCGTAGAACACGCCGGCGATCAGCGCCGCCTTGATGACGAACAGGCCGACGGCCATGGCGGCGCCGCCGGCAGTCAGGCCGATGCCGGCCAGGCCGAGCTTGAGCAGGGCGATCGGCGCCAGCACGCCGCCGGCGACGAACAGCAGGCCGCCGATGGCCGTGACGCCGATGGCCAGCCATTTCACTACCGTCATGATGCCGCTGGCGAGGCCGGGGTTTTCCCGCGCCCAGGCGCGCACGGCCTGGACGACGGCCAGCGTCTTCTCCATGGTCGCGACGATGGCCGGCTTGAGCGTCTCGCCGAGATCCGAGCTGAGGTTGAAGAAGGCGTTCTTCGCCATCAGCAGGCGGGCGTTGATGGTGTCCTTGCGGGCGTCCCCCTCGCGCTGCATCGATCCCCGGGCACGCTCGTCGTTGACCAGCTTCAGCTGCCGGCGGTATTCGTCCAGGTTCTGCGCGAGCTTCGAGGCGTCGTCGCCGAATTCCTTGCCGAAGAGCCGCGTTGCCGCCTCGAGCTGCTTCTCCTGCGGCAGGGCGCGGATCGCCTCCAGTACCTTGAGGATGGTGCCCGTGGCGTTCTTGTTCATGCCGAGCTGGAGTTCCTTCGCGTCGAGCTTGAGCATCTCCAGGCCGCCGCGGAAGCGCTTGGTCTGCATCGTCGCGATCGACAGCTCGCGGATCATCGCGTTGGAGGCGGAGGCCGCCACCTCGGGGACGGAACCCAGGCTGAGGAAGGTGCTGCCCAGGGCGGCCGCCTCCTTGAAGTTCATGTTCACCATGGCGGCGGTGCCGCCGATGCGCTTCATCACATCGATGATGTCGCCGCCCTTGGCCAGGGCGTTGTCGTCGAGCCAGTTGATGGCGTCGCCGAGCGCGCCGATCTCCTTGATGGGCACCTTGAAGAGCTGGGCCACCTTGGCCATGTCCTCGCCCACCTTGTCCACCGGCAGGTCGAAGGCGTGCGCCATCACCGCCGTGGTCTGGGTGTAGATCAGCAGGTTCTCCTTGCCCTGGATGCCCATGCGGGCGCCGGCCTCGACGATTTTGGCGATTTCTGTGGTGGCCATGGGGATGCGTTCGGCCATCTCCTTGATGGCCCGGCCCATCTCGTAGTAGGTAGCCGTCAGGCGGCCGTTGGCATCGCGGGCGCCTTCCACCTGGCGCGCCACGCCGAGCATGGCATCCTCGAAGGTGGCGTAGTCCTTCGCCGCCTTGGCCACCGGCAGGCCGATGGTGGCGCCGCCGGCGAGCGCGGCGGTGCCGGCGTTCATCATCTGCTGGCGCGTGGCCATGGTCTTGTCGTACACGGCGCGGGCGGCGTGCATGCGCTTCGCCACTTCGTTCTGCTTCTTCATCGCCTCGGTCTGGCGCGCGACGGCGGCGGTGGCGGCGTCGATCTTCTGCGCCAGTTCGCCCTGGTGACGCTTCAGGTCCTTCAGCGGCACGCCATTGGCCTCCAGCTCGCCGCGCAGGCGCTTCTTTTTGTCGATGAGGGTGGTCAGCCGCATGCCGTAGAGGGAGACCTCCTGGCGGGCATCGGCGAGCGCTTTCTTCATCTCCCGGCTGGGCGTCAGCGTGTCGCCCATGGCGTCCTTGACTTCCCGCAGGCGCTGCCGGGCGGCCTTGAGCTGGTTGGCCGTGATGGCGGAGTCCTTCGAGACCTTGCGGAAGGCGTCGACGCGATCGTTGGCGGCGTTGAGCTCCTTGAGCTGGTCCTTGGCCGCTTTGAGCGCCCGGGCGGTCTCGTTGCTACCGGCGGTGATGGCCTTCAGCGGCCGCGTCACCTTGTCAACGGCGGCGAGCAGGACCTCGAGCTTGAGCTTTTCCGTGCTCACGACTCGGCCCCGCTACGTTCGCGCGCCCGCTCGCGCCAGGCGGCGAGCTCGGCGAGGTCCATGCCGTCCATGGCTTCGGGCGGCCAGTGGAAGATGGCGGCGATGTCCGCCATGGCGTTCTCTACTGTATCGGGTAGGGCGAGGCCGGCGCCGCGCTGGCCAGCGCCGCCCTCGGCAGCAAAAAACCCGCCACCGCCGTTCCCATCTGGGTGAGGTCGGCCGGGTCCATGCCGGAGACCTCGTGTTCGGTCAGCGCCGGCTCGGTGATGCGCGGCAGCACGCGCGTCAGGGCGGTGACGTCCATCTGCAGCAGGTCGGTGAGGGTGACGCCGCGCAGCTCGCCAGCGCGGGGCTTGCGGATGGCGACGCTGGCGATGCCGGTCTCGCCGCGCACGATGGGCGTGTCGAGGGTGATGCTGCGGGTTTCGTTCATTGGTCTTCTCTCCTAAAAAAACGGGGGCAAGGTGCGAGCCATGCCCCCGGTGCTACTGCCGTTCCGGTGTCAGGCCAGGCCGATGGCCTTGCGCTGCTCCTCGAGGCGGTCCTTGCCGCCGACCTTCTCGATCATGTTGAGGATGTCGATCTCGATGACTTCCTCGTTGTCGATGGTGAGCTTGTAGTAGGTCAGGGTGCTCTTGACGACGAACTTGCCCTTGTCGCCGGCCTTGGCGTCGCCCATGTCGATCTCCTTGTGGCGGCCGCGCACGACGATCTCGAGGGCCTGCACGGCGCAGGTGTCGTCGCGCTGGTAGGCGCCGGCGAAGCGCAGCATGACGCCGTCGACCTTGCAGGTGCCGTACTGTTCGAACACCTGCTTGACGATGCCGCCGCAGGTGAATTCCAGCTCGAGCTTGTCCTGGCCGAGGTCGATCTCGACGGGGCCGTTCATGCCGCCGCCGCGGAAGTCGTCCATCTTGCGGGCGAGCTTGGGCAGCTTGACCTCCTCGGCCAGGCCCATGTAGCTGTTGCCGTCGTTGAAGACGTTGAAGTTCTTGAGTACGGAAGGCAATCCCATGGCGGTCTCCTAGGTCAGGCGCCAACGGCCGCGGCGAAGTCGGCCAGGTAGCGGTCGGTGATGCGCTGGCGGAACATGAGGTTCTCCAGCGGCGGGACGGGGGTGTAGTCGTAGTCGATGTACAGCTTCCCGTCCTTGAGCGTGACGGGGCTGTTCACGTCGGGGTCGTACCAGGCCTCGCCGTTGATCAGGTAGCCCAGGGCGCGCAGCTCGCGGAACTTGGCGTTCACCCCCTCGATGATGTCGCGCGCCAGGCTCGGGTTGAGCGGCAGGTCCACCGCCCACAGGTGCGCCTCGGCCATGGTGTCGGCCAGCACCTGGGCGGTGCGCGTGTAGTTCTCGAAGGCGAAGAGCGGGTCGGCGCTGCAGGTGCGGCTGCCCCAGAAGCGGAAGCCGCCCTCGCGGATCAGGGTGGTGACCTCGTTGGCGTTGAGGTAGCCGGCGTCGGTAGCGGGATCCTGCAGGTCCCAGAACACGCTCTTGCCGATGCCGGTGACGCCGTTGACCGGGATGTTCGAGATCGTCTTGTGCCAGCCGATCTGCTCGTCGAGCTTGGCGCGCAGGCCGAGGGCGCGGGCCGTGGCCCAGGCGTCGGCGTTCTGCGAGGTGGCGGTGTCCCAGGTGAGGAAGTCCGGCCAGATCACCATCACTTCGCGCTGGCCGAAGTTCTCGCGGTAGGTCGTGGCCTCCTCCTTGGTGTCCGCGCCCCAGGCGCTGACGTAGGCGAAGGCGCGCAGCTTCTGCGCGATGGCGGCCAGCTCCGTTGCCACCGGCAGGGTGTCGAGCCCCGGGCAGGCGAGGATGCGCGGCTTGATGTTGAGCTGCGCCTGGGCGGAGAGCAGGGCCTGCATGCCGGTGCGCTGGCCGGCCGGCGTCACCGTGCCGATGACGGCGGTGTTGGTGGCCGCCTCGTCGACGCCGGGCGCCACGCGCACGACGACGCAGAGGGCGTTGCCGTGGTCGCCGATGGCGTTCAACGCCCGGGAGAGGGTGCCCTGGGTGCCGGATTTGCCCAGCGCGTCCAGCACGCTGGTGACCAGCACCGGCGTGTCGAGGGGGAAGGCGACCGCATCGGCGTCCGGCGCGGTGGCGACCAGGCCGATGACGGCAGTGGAGATGGTGCGGATGGGGCGGATGCCGCCATCGATCTCGATGACGCGTACGCCGTGGTGGTAATCAACAGGCATGATGGCCTCCGGTGGTGTGCTGGTTGGATGATGGATTGGCTACGCGCGGGCGTGTGGCCGCGGCGGCTGTTTCGGGTGCGGATACAACGCCCTTCACTGATCGTCTTCCACGAAATGGATAGGGCCCCAGCCGCGGGCGGCGGCATGTACCACGCCGGTCGGCGTGGCGACGTCGGTGAGGACTTCGGCGTCGGCCTCGAGCACGCCCAGGACGTACTCCGCGCACTGCCAGCGATCGTCTTCTCCGGAGGTCAGAGTTCCGAAGAAGGCCTTGATCGCCTGCAGGCGGGAGTAGCGGTCGCCGAGCCGGTCGAAGGCGAAGTCCACCGCCTCGGCGCCCAGTTCGGCGCGCCGGCGGATCCACCAGAACGGCAGCGCGCGGGAAAGCGGGAAGAGCCGAACGCCGGCGCCGACCGCCTCGAGCACGAAGATGCGGCCGGCGCCGACCAGCGCAATGCCGACGTGGGAGAACTCGGAGCGCGTGAAGATGCGCACCAGATTGACCTGGATGTCGTGCCAGCTCCCCCAGCCGCCGCTGCTCCAGGCGAGCAGGTCGCCGGTCTTGATCTGCGAACGCGCTTCCGAATATTTCATCTGCAGTGCCTCCCTTTGGGATCGAAAGGATCGAGAAGTTCCAGGCAGATCCAGCACGCCAGGCGGCCGCGCCAGCCGGCGTCGTCGTTGAGGCGGCTGATGCGCTTCGTGAAAAGCAGCTCGCGCGGCAGCTCCAGGAAGAGCAGCGAGCCCCACGTGGCGTTGAACAGCACGTCGACGACGAGGCCGACAAAGAGGATCGGGTAGCCGACGGCCTTGGCAGCCGGTGTGAGCTGCCCCTGCCGGCGTGCCGTGTCGAGGTGCATCACGGCGAGATACAGCGTCCACATCGCGGGCAGGAGGAGGATGAAGGCGAGGGCGAGCTTCATGGCATCACCACACGATGGCCGCGACGGCTTCCGGCGTCTCAGCAGCGGCGAGCTGGGCCTTGAGCTGCTGGGCGTGGGCGAAGTTCGCCGCGCCCTGCGCCACCATCGATGCGTAGAAGGCCTTCCAGGCGGCGACGTCGGCAATCGGCAGATAGCTGTTGTCGGCGGCCTTCCAGGCTCCCGGAAAGTCCGGTGGCAGCGCGCCGAAGAGAGCCACATAGCCATTCACGCCGTCGATGTCCGAACGCGACAGCGCGTCGCAGGCGAAGGCCTTGCCGCCGTGCGCGAAGGTGCCGGTGTTCGCCTGGGCGCGCCAGGCGTTGATGTCGGCGTTCTTCGCGTCCTTCAGTTCGGCGAGCGTCGGCGCCGGCGGGTCGACCGCAACCGGGTAGCCGTCCGCATCGCCGACGATGCGTTTTCCGGCTGACTGAGCGGCAAGCAGCTCGGCGTGATGCTCGGCGGTGATTTCGACGGCGTCGGCAGGGATGGTGTCGCCGTGGATTTCGGGATCGTAAAAGCCGCCAGTCGTCTTTGAGAAGTACATCTGAGCTCCTTTATTTACCAATGGCTACCCAGGCACCCGAATATGTCCCAGACACTGATCCGGCCAGTGTCATGCCTGACGTGGTCGCGCTGACGGTTGTAACGATGGTTGTGGTGTTCGGTAGGAAAGTGCCGAACTGCAATACTGCTGTTGGAAAAGCGATTGGGAAGGTCACCGATGCGCTGTTTGAAGCAACGAATGAATATGATCCCCACTGAAGGATTAATCCGCCTGGAAGTTTCTGGTATCCACTACCGGACAGCGACTGATTTGAACCCTGCAGCGCTGCCTTCAGCTTTGCCGGCGTGAGCGCCCTGAGATCATCTGTCAACGCCTGTGCCTCTGCTGCAGTGGCGATCTCGATGATGCCCTTCACCGTTTCACTCGCGTCGACGATCGCGTCAAGTGCCGCAATCGCCGCGGCGACGAAGGCTGTAGTCGCCAGCTGCGTCGTGTTCGTGCCTGGCGCGGCGGTCGGTGCGGTCGGCACGCCGGTCAAGGCCGGGCTGGCCAGCGGCGCCTTGAGCGCCAGCGCGTTCGTGATCGTCGTGGCGAAGTTCGCGTCGTTGCCGAGCGCG